AGCCCGGACATATCAAGAATTGATTGATTCCATTTTAAATTTTGCTGTAATGGTGCCGAATTAACACCAGAATCATAAGCCATTCCAGGAGGTATAATAATCATACCTCTGTTTATTCCGTCCGGTGTCCCGCCAAAATCATCAACAGGCAGTGAGTCCATAACCGCCTGAAGCAATGTATATTTATCTGTTCCATCTGAGGCATCTGCATCCCACCATATCGGATTAAAAAACATAGTTGTTTTTACAGCTTCAATACCGAAGGTTACGGTCAAGCTTGATCCAAAGATTTGATAATTACCCGCCTGTAAATCACCATTTATTGCCAAGTCACCCGACCCAACAAAATCAGGAATACCCGTTATTGGTCCCGTAAATGTAATTGTAAAGCCCCCGGAAATCGACAATTGGCCAGATTCCAAGAACCTTGTTTCGACATTTAACGGGACAGCTACATTGGCCGATACCGTATCTGTGGTGTCTAAAAATAAAGTTGTTTCTGATGTGTCGATATCGGTTATTGCTGTATCAAAGTCAGCGTAATCACTTAAAAACACCATCTTTGTATCAATGGATTCATTACCAATGTTATCTTCAGACCACTGGTTAACATCTAATGCGTCATCCAACACAACCTTGTACAGACCGTCATTTGATAGCCAAATAGTTGCTTCACCGTTCGCATCTAATATAACCGGGTTTGCATTTGCATTCGTTCCGGCATCGGCATCAGCCCTTGTGGGAAAAGTATCCTTCGGTGTGGCTGTACCTTCTTCATAAAAGTAAAGCTGTCCACCAACCAAAGGTAAACCGATTGAAGCACCGCTTGTATAAAATGCTTGAAATTTCGGGTAATTAAATATCTGTGCCATTATTCCTCCTGATATTGTTTCGATTCTTCAATCGCTGTTTCTAGTAGTTTAATTCCAGCTTTCTTGTCAACCTCTTCCCTTGCCATCCGTTTCATTTTTCTCTGAACTCTTTCAGCTTCTTTAATATCGGAAAGCGGAAGTCTTTTCTGTATATCTTCTATTACCTTTAAATCTCTGTTGAAGTCTCTCGATTCTTCAGCTTTTAATGATGTCAATGCAGCCGTAAATAAAGTATACGCTGGTAGATTGTTTTCAAGTGTATCCTGATAGACTTCCTGCAATAATTGTTCATCCTGTTTTATAATAGCTGTTTTAAATAACTCAACGCTTTTATATCTGCTCATTCCCTTTGAGCTTGGGAGTGCTATATCGCTTATATGAAATTCAGCCCGCTCGGAAAGTAACGTCCTCGAACTAAACGGAAGCGGTGATTTTAAAAGAGTTTTAAATATACCGAAAGTTTTATCCCATCCTTTTTTTCCGTAAACATCGTCATTTTTAAACCCTGATAATGTATGCCCGGTTGCTATCTGTGATGTAATTTGTAATAATGGATTCATCTTACCACCAATCTTTTTTAATGACGCACTGATCGGACTAAAACCAACATCTTCAAAAAACATCTCCGGTAGCTCCCTGAACTGTTTTCCCCATCTAATATATCGTTCTCTTCCGTCCTCATACCTTCCGGCAAATAAATGTGATTGATGGCCCAATGCATTCCCGATCATAGTTTGTTCAAGCTTACCTTTTTTCTTGCTTTTATAGAACTCTGGATTTTCTTCCTCATCATCTCTCCTAAAGGCCATATTTAGTAAATTAATACCCACTCCAAAATATAACCCAGCCTTTAGCCAAAACATCACCCCAGCACGCCGCCTAACGCCAGCAGTTTCTTTATATATTGAACCTATACCAGTGGGTGCCAAAGCCTGTCTTAAGGTTGAAATCGTCCAATCAGGGCTTAACAGCATCCAAGACATAACCTGTTGGGTCTTTGGGCTGACCATTAATGTATCCCAATTCTGCCCACCGAATGTGTCATTGACCAATTGAGCTACTTCTTGCTTGGCTTTTTTCTGATCGAGTTTCGGGTCAATCTTGCTGCTTAATGATTCAAAGGCGTATAATTTAAGGGTATCATGCAGATAGTCCCATAAAGCTGAATCCCATTTTGCATTGAACGTACTGAGAAGTTTTGTAGCTCTATTCACAACTACAATATTTTTTGTCTTAGATGCAAAATCATTCAGAAATTTTTGAATCTTTTGAACAGGTATATCAGAAGTAGCTCCAAGCTGTACACCGTGTGATATTGCGTCCCTTGCAAGTGGCTCATTTTTATATACATCAAATTGATTCCTGACCAAGGCGTTATATATTTTTACCGGGTTAAGATAAATATTTGCTATCCGTGGGAGTCCGATTGTAGCCACACCTGTTTCGCCAAGTGCCATATGGTGAAATAAAGATATACTAAGGCTTGTCTTTTTCAAAACGCCTGATATATTTTCAAACGCTTTTATTGCCGGATGGTCAAATCTGCTTTCGAACACAACCTTTAAAGGTTTGGCTAAATCAGGATGAACCTTAACAGGTAGTTGGACCAATGTATTAAGTTGCTCTTCAATTAAGTTTTTCGCATTTCTCTCAAAATCAAAATCCACAAGCTTTGATAGTGTGCCATCCTCTTTTAATCTATTTAATAGATCGGCCATCAAGGTAGGTGCTACTTTCTGCATTTGTTCCGGATTTGTGAATAGATAGGCAAATGCTTCCGCAATTTGTTCCTCGGTAGATTCTGTATATCTTTCTTTTCCTGGGAAGTCTTTAATTCTTTTTTTATTTAATTCGTAAAGTTCTGTTTTATGTTTTTGTAAAAATTGGTCACCAAGATTAAGAACAGTATCGATATGATGACCGATTTCATGGGCAATCGTCTTATTCTCCATAAACCTTTGAAATCTAACTTCTGGCTGCTCTCCCCTTCGGTACTCACCAAGTTTTGTGGTTGCCTTACCAAAAGCCTTTGGTGATATTCTACGGCCTATTGCTACACCCATCTCGGTCAATATGTCTTGAAGTTGTGGAGAAATCTTTTCACCGGTCTTGATATCACCAGGAATAACAAGTCCTTTTCTTAGTGCTGGATGGTCGATCATAACCCAATCTTGAGGGGCTTTATCAGATCGTTCCATAAGAGAAACGCCATCTTTTTTAAGCCCTTTTAGATCTTCAACAAATTTAGCGTTTTCGATCGCTTTGTTTGTGACAGCATCATGAACTCTTATTATTTCACTGATATCCAGGACTTTAGGCTTTAAACCTAATTCGGTTATACCCTTTTCAAGTGTTTCTATGTATCGTTTCTTTAAGAATCGATTCCGGGTTGTAAACCAGTTTGTAACTTCTTGTTGTTTGCTTCGGGGGATATCCCATATATGGGTTACATAGTTTTCAATTTCTTGTGCTGACATATCCGGAATGTGTTCTTTCATCTTCTGCCAGCTTTTATTAAAATGTGTTCGGACCTGTGAAGCTATTTCATTAAGATGTTCTTTGTTTTTATCATATGCTTTTTCTATATCAGGTCGTTTCAGTTCTTTTGGAACGCCTGTTTTTTCAATAATAAACGGCAAAGCTTCCCGCTGTGCCTTGGTGGTTGACTGCTCAATCTCATTTATAAAAAGATTTGTTTCGTAAGATGCAAGATTCAGACTATGCCGCCTGTCTCTGATCATAGTTTGGATGCCTTCTCTGGCCTCTTTTGCCGATGTGATATCAAGTTGTTTTTTCTTTATCTCTTTTTTCTTCTGGATATTTTTCTTCTGAGATGTCGTAATTAACGGTTTTAATTGTGGCTTTTTAAGCTCGCTTGGTCTACCTTCGGCTTTTTGCGGAGCTTTACCAATGGCTGCAAATGCAGTTTGTGGGGTGGCTTTTTTTGCCTTTTTTATTCCGACAATATCAACCTGGTCAAATATATCAAGTTCTTTTTTTACCCCATTAATTAAATGTACAGTTCCGTCTTTGTCTATTTTTTTAACAGTGTATGTATCTTTTTCACCGTCAACCGTTCCGAAAAATTTGTCGCCGGCGTTCAAATCTCCAGCAGTTTCTTTCTTGCCAATTATTTTAAATCCTTCCTTTTCTAATAAATCGGCATCTTGCTGGCTTACTATGTCTGGATCTGTTTTACTTATTTTTGTAGCAGCCTCAGACAAATATAAAAATCTGTTTTGTTGTTTTTGGGTTAGGAGTTGCCCAGATATCTCTTTATTAAGAAGGGTTTTAATTTCAGAACGTGAAAAAAATCTATCTTTATTTAGTTTGGCGACCTCGTTAATTTCTTTCATCCAGTTTGGAGTGGACGCTTTTACAAACTGCCTTTTCCCGCTTTCATCAACGAAAGAAGATTTTGTTTGACTCCCCTCGGATTCTTCCAACATTAATCTTAATGCTGACGTTACTTTTTCTTTTTCCCGTACACCGGTACGAACATCCTCTTTCTGTCCGGTGGGCTTCGTTATTTCAGCTTGAACCTCTCCCCTTTGATCCAAATCGCCTTTGGCTTCATCTCTGACAGTAAAACCGGCAGGGGTTTTGCCCCTTGCTGACCTAATCCCAAGAGTTTCAGCTTCAGTTTTTGCCCTGATAAGATCTTTGTCTGCTTCTTCAAGAGTTTTTCCTGTGCCATATTCAAACCTCGCTGGTATTGATACCTTTGACCCATCTTCCATTTCAAACTGAAGAGGGTTAGTTAATAGCCAATCGTTGGCTTTTTTTAACTCGTTGTTTACAAATTGAAGGTCATCCCCCTCAACTATAAATTCATCTCCTGAACTATGATAAGCACTATCTGCAATTTCTGTTGTGAGTATTGAGTCGCCGATTGACTCAAGCAATTTGTTTCCAGCTTCATGACTTATATTATCATTAAACCATTTCAAAGAATTAGCGTCAACAAAAAATTGATGCTTTTTCCTTTCGTTCGCACCCTCATTGTATGCCCTTCTATTTTTAAGACCTGTAATCTGGCTTCTATGTAGGGCGATGTCTTTTTCGTTCTCCGTCATATCAGAGACTTTCTTTTTGTTTATAGCTTTTATATCGGCACGGTTCTTTTCAAGCTTTAAATTTATTTCTTGGGCTTTTTGTGGTGCCTCTGCCGGAGTTTCTTCTTGCTCGACTATTTGCTCAGTGACCGGCGGTGCTTCTGTAACTTCAGGTTGAGCCTCTTGGATAGGCTCTGCTTGAACTGGTGCCGCTTCTTTAGGCTCTTCAATGGTTTCTTTAACGGTTTCTTGAGGAACGGGAAGCCCTGCTTTTTGTGCCTGTTGTTGAGAAAAAGCCGCCCCTGCCAATGGGAACAACCCTTCTGCCACTGCACCAACAGCAAATTGCCTTCCAGCGCCTTTTTGAAATTCAGATGTACTGACCTTTTCTTTAAACTTCTCAAACATTTCATCCGCAGACGCTTCGGGATCTTCTGCGTAAATATCTCCAAGAGCTTCAGAATGAGCTTGCAAATATTCTTCAGCCCCACCGCCGGCAGATGATAATAATATCCTGCTGATTAATGCGGTGGCCTTTTTTCCAAGCCCTGTTTTTGCAATCATAGCCCCGGCAGCACCTTTGATTAATTTTAAACCGAAAATATTGCCAAAAGTTTCTAAGGGAGTGGATATTATTGATTCTAAATTTGCCGCATCCTTTGCCACATCTGGCGCAATGCCTTTATCAATGTGCTTTTGGTACGCTGACCCAAGCGTTTGTCTATATATTAAATTTGCCCCTAATGGTACATTCACGGCAGTAGCAGCCATACTTGCGGCTGATCTTGGAAGAGTTGTTGTAACATCTTCCATAAATCCAAGGAAACCACCTTCAAATTCCTTGTCAGGTTCTTTTGGGAATTTGGATATAACTTTTTTATAATTTTGTACTGAAGAAGCTTGATTTTCCTTTAAATAGTTTAATATTGCTTTCTGTTTTTCTTCCTTTGTAATATTCGGATTAGCTAACATCTTTTTTTGGTCGTCACTTAGTTTTGCGACCTCCAACATAGCAAGCTGTGGTTTAAAACCAATCGGCCTATTTATCATGGCGGCTGTTGGTTCTTCTGATATAGTTTTTTCAGACTCAAATGTGTCTATTATTTCTTTCGCTTTTGAATTTAAATCGTTCTCAGATAAACCTTCTACTTCGGCAAGCCCAGAAGTAACTAAATCTTTAATGCCCAAGGCTGCTTGAGTTCCTACATTCTTGGCGACTTGTATCCTTTTACCGAAAAACCCTTTTTCTGGCTCCGGGATTTGCTGTTCATGAGCAACAAACAACTTGTCACTTATAGAGTCGTCTATTTTAGCAGATCGTTCAACCTTGGAGTCCTGAAGGTCGTCTGAAAGCTCATCTGATAAAGTTTCCGGGGTGATTGCTTCAATAACTTTATCAATGCCACCCAAAGCGGCATCCCCAGCCCTTCGGAATAAACCCGGTTCTGGTTCTGGTTCTTGCAGAGATAGATTATATCGGCTTAAATAATTCTCTTTAACAGCATTCTGTGTCTGAGGATCAAGTGACCGAAATTCATCATCTGCAATCTTTTTATCAAAAAAGCTAAGATAAACTATTTTTTTATCCCCATCAGGTAACGCTCTGAACTCAGGGTCGTTTTCTAATTTTTGTGGCATTAAATGTCCCTTAAATGTCAGTTCATAGTCAGTTCATAGTCAGTTTTCATCTTACATTCTGTGGAAGGTCAGCCCTCCAATTATATACATCTGTATCTACCGCCGATTCATCTCCAAGCTCAAGCCCATGTTCTTTCTTTAATACAGCCTGATACTGTTCAAGCACTCTTATAGCTTCTTTTGAGTCTGCTTTATCAAGTAATTCTTCTTGTTTTTTTTCACTCAAAAAAGCCAACATTAACGGATCAATGCTTCCCGTAGTTTTTAACCTGGAAATAGATTGCGCTGTTTTTACAAATTCCTTACGAGCAGCGTCTTTTGTCATTTTCTTTACGCCTGAACCACCCTTCTTTAGGTCATTGGCAAGTTTTTTCTCATCAAGTGTCAGCCTTTTTTCACTGACCTTAACACGTCTTTCTTCAAGGGCTCTGTCCGCAGTTTCCCCGGGTTCTTTTATCGCGGCTTTTTGTTTATCCATATATGCCAATGAATCCGATTTCCACTTATCATAATCTTCCTCAGTTTCAAAAGATTCCGGAAATATAGCCGGATTTGCCCCTAATTCAATAAAGTGCTGTGCTGATTCGGCATAGTTGTCAAATGTAACAAAGGGAGCAGACTCTTCAAAATAATCAAATACTTCCTTCTCGTTTTTAAACTGTAGTTGCTGTAATGACGCAGCCCTTTCTTCGTCCGTAGGAATAGCTGCTTGTCGTGCAGCCGCTTGTGACGCACGGTCCTCTCTTAAAAACTTCCTATCCTCTGTTCTTCCTTGTATTCTTTGGGCCTGTTCTAGTCTATCTAAAAACCTTAGATCTGCCATGATAGCTCCTTAGTTTTGCCGTTGCTCGTTTTCTCTCCATGCTGGATAATTAAATCCACCACCTTGATTCTGTTGGTCCTGATTAAATCGCCATGCTGAATAATCAAGTAAAGCATTTGATGCTGTATTTGATACATTCCCGAACGCAGTACCCGCAGCATTTGCGCCGGCGGCATTTGCGGCACCTAGTTGATTTAATGCTGACCCTCTCGCAGCACTTCCACCTGTTATCGTTTGTCCGATTCCCTGCCCAGCCGATACAGCGGCCCCGACTTGGTTCGGTCTTCCTTGCGGTGTTTGTCCCAGCCCAGCAAGAGATTGAAAAGGTGTTAAGCTATTGTAATGACGAGCTAAAAAACTATCAAATTTAGTTGATGCATAGTCTTGCGCTCTGTCTCCTAGTGCAATTTTTGTAGCTCCGGATCGTCTTCTTCCTCTTGCAGAAGCTCCACGCTCCAACGGCCTTTCTACAAGATTTTTAAATCCGAACTCAAAGCCAGGATCTTTTGAGGGGTCAAACTCTCCAGGACCTTTAAAGGCTCTTCTCTCAAGCTCTTTAATGGACCTACCACCGGCCTTTCTCCACGGTGCAAGATCTGCCCTATTAAGGTCAAACCTTCTTCTTTCCTCACCTTGAGCAAGATCAAACATTTCTCGTTGTGCTGCGATCGACTCACGCCTTGCCGCTGCATCTGCTGCTAGTTGCGCCTGTGCTGCGTCTTTTGCCTCGCTTGCTGCTCTTCGTGTGGTTTCATACTGTGTTATCGGTTCTCCAATTGATGAAGCCGCTCCCGCTATTGCTGCGCCTACTGCCATGACACATCTCCCTTATTCACCCCCGTGATTATTTGATCGTATAATATGCCGTCTTTTTTCCAACTTTTTGTTAAAATACCCTCTCTTTTCATACCCGCCTTAATAGCAAGCATTACCGCTTCTTTACAATAATCAGGTGTAAAACCTATTATTTTCTCACATGGTGTGTTTTTAAACATCCACTTCAAAGAATCCTTACCAGCTTTTACGGCCTCCCTACCACGGCCATTTTTTAAAACTTGCATATGCCCTTCATAAAGAACGTAATTAAGTTGAAAAAATATAAACAATGTGTACTGGTTTGGCATTAAACAATAAACTGCTGGATTTTCCAACAATAATCTTGCCATTTTATATTTCAAATCATCACCACACCCATCGTCAATAATGTGTGGATAAATCATTTCATCACTTAAAATATTGTGTACCGCTTCTATGTCTTTTATTGAACATCTCATTTTTTATTAATCTCTATTTTGGTAATTTCTCCACATTCATTACATATCTTTGTTAATGTTTCAAACAATTGATATATATATTTAATTTCCTTAAATTGAACATCAATAGAATCATCAAATTTGATCTGAGGCCCACCGTTATTGTCAAATGTAAATTCTCCCGTTACGTCAACATGATCAAAATCTAGTTCAAAACTATGTGTATGTGCCATTACTCTTCCTCCTATTGATAAACCGCAACTACATCAATGTGTAAATCATGTGAATTATTACCGGTCATTGTATGATAAAATCTTAGCGTAACTCTTCCGGCAAAAGCTCCCGTGCCTATGTATTCTGTATCTGCTGGTACAAAAAAGTCCAACCCATCCATTATATATCCACCTGCTGTTGTGATATCAGCTTTACCCGATTGAGCAGCACTAAATGTGTCCCATCTTGATTGAGTCCAATTATACAATTGTATTCCTACCGCATGAAGAGCGGACCCTTCATAACAAGCCTTAACCTGTACCCAACTAAACGCTGTAACGGCTTCAAAGTATACGGCAAGGGCTATTCCTGGTGCGCCTGTTGCCTCTTGTATATTGTAAAAATTACCGTCAAAAGCTGTCTGTAAATCTGCAACAGCGTCTGTCGAAGTCCCTGCAATTAAATTTATATCATCTGCTGTATATTTACCCCAATCAATTCTTGAGGTGCCTTTAAATTCTATAGACCCTTCGCCTCTTACTTTTAGATAATTGGTTGTCCCGCCATCACCTATACAAGTCTCATCATCACCAGCGTCATAGACTATAGCCGTTCCGGATGTTTCTTTGTGAATTTTAAGATCTGCGTCAGCATTTGTGATATTAAATTCACTGTAGGTATTTACACCTAATACATTTGTTACCGTTGTACCATCAACGTCCAGGTCTACAGCGGGTGAATTTGTACCTATGCCAACTCTTTTATTCGTAACATCATAGAACCAATTCGGATTATCCTGAGCAATTTTAGAGGCAGAATCAATATATGGGATACTGCCAGGCGTAAACCCCGTCAACTTCAGAGTGCTGGTTATTATATCGGTTGCATTAAGTGTGGTTATATTTCCGGTCGTTGAATTTATTGTGGTTATGTTGCCAGTTGTTGAATTAAGCGTGATTATATTACCGGTTGTTGAATTAATTGTAACCGATGTGAGAGCGTCTATTGCTCCGGTATCGGCCCTTATAATCGTAATAGTTATCGAATCCGCAGTTATAGAACCGGCATTTAATATATTATTACCACCTAATTTCAGGTTGCCGGTCATTGGTCTTGCGCCGGTTAAGATAAGATACTGTAAATGATCATCATCCTTTAGACCTGACAAGTTCCCATGATCTGTTGCTAACTTCAACTGATCAAGTAAATCTCTTAACCAATTATGCATATTCCTGGTTAATTCAGTTGATAATCCGTATGGTATGGTTTTAAATTCTATTGTCATTAACTGGTACCCGGTACAGCATCTAAAATAGCACTTATTATCACAACTTTAACAGGATCAGAAATCACGACTTCGTATATCCTATTTCTGCTTTGTCCAAGTCTTCGCCAAATTACTCTATGTCTATATTCACCAATCTGGCCTATATCAGCCCATTTTTCATTTGACCATGTGTGGCCTCCGTCATCTGACCATCTTAACATCGCCTGTGGGTCGCTTCCTTGTCCGGTCGTTAACCCCGTCCCGGACTCGAATTCTAATTCTAATTTATTATGAACGATTCTAACCCGATCAGCATGAACAACTTGCGCCCTTCGAATAAACCTTCGTGCCTCCCCATTGTCCTGATAAGTGTTTAAATCATACTCATAAAGCTTACCATTCTCGAAATCCCCGACAACTCTTTTATTATTAAACAGAGCGTAGCAATTACCACGATGCCTTTTGTCGTTGTTGCCTGATGCCCTTGTGTGCCAGAAATTTGTCGATGCATCATAAACAAATTTTTTACCATCGGATGGGAAAAAGAGTTCATAAAAAGTATGTCCCTCTTGTATGTATGTATAAGCCCTTGCGTCAAACTTGTCTTTCATTTGGGCCATTTGATACTCAATTTGCCTTGTAGATATTACCCGGGGTCTATATCCATCTGCTCGTAAGACCTGAGAGTTGTTGTCTAACCAGAATACTGAATTGTCTACCTTCGCCGCTGATGCCGGGGCTTTTATTCCTTTTTCTATATATCCACCCGGTACTCGTTCAATCGGGAATTCGGGGTTTCCTGAATTATAGAGCACCTCTGTTGTTTCACCTCCAAATACCCAAACCTCCCTATGGTCAGACAAAACCCTGTAAGCTAAGTCTGGAAAACCTTCAGCAGATGTGAAATCAAGTATGTTCCAGCTTGAAAAATCATCCAATCCGGATATCCATATTGATTCTGAATTATACGCCGTAACAACTCCATACCCGTCCTGATATGTTGCTGTCGTTGGTTGTATTACATCCAAGTCTTCAATACCTTTAATGTTGTCTTCACCTTCAACATCTACCACATAAGGCTCGTAATAATATCCAAACTTTCTATCAACTATAAGGATCTGCGTGTTATTTTTCTCTATATAAACCTTCCCAGAATCGGTACGGAGCACGCCTGTTAAAGTCGTAGAATTCCAATAAATATCAACTTTATAAACATTCTTTCCGCACACAACATACAGGTAATTATCAAAAACAATAACACCCCTGGCCTCTGATAGGTTGTTTAAATCAAGAAGCTCTTTCAATCCAGGGGTCCCATATAAAGCTATGACCTGTGACCCACCGTCGTTATCCAGTACCGGATATGCGTTTTGAAGCATTTGGTCATTTAAGTTTGTGCTACGTGAGGTGTAAGCCCCTCCAACAAAATTAATCTTCAATAGTCTAATCCCGGTTGAAAATACATTGTTGTGCGTTCTGGTTCAATTGTGTTCGCTATCGCCAATGTCGTTTGTGCTTGTGCCACGACATTTTGAGATGGAGAAACCCCAAAAAAAGGAGCAATTTTTAAGGCAAGATTCCACATTAAAGGCTCGTACCATTCCTGCGGAAAATCCGGATTGTCTGCTGCGGTATCAAAGTCCTCTAAAATCCTCCTGTACACAAGCTCAATAGTATCTGTAGTGTCTGAAGGGACTGCATCTAAATATAAAACCCCGGAAGATAATCCACGCTCATAATAACACTTGGTGGGGGATGACACCGCAGTTTTATTAGAAATCGCTTCGTACTCTTCCAGGGTCATTTGAAAAAGCGGTCTTTCAATATCATTTGTATTTTTAATATTAGCAGAAATTATATTTACTGGTATTGCAATATCCAAATCCCCGCCACTTGGTTGTAAATCAAAACTATTTTGTGCTGCCAAGGTCAAAGAAGCCCTGCCACGGGTCCACATCTTCAAACCCCTTGCAATAAAGTTCGGTTGCCCCATCAACTGCTTTACCATCATATTTAAAGCTCGTGAGGATTTTACCATTTCTGCTGGTTTTGGTGATTCCCCTTCTGCCAGAACCCCAAGTACGCCCATTGCATCTTTTATTATTTCATCTCTATTTACCGTGAAATCTGTTGATCCTGATGTGGCCATGCTTCACCTATGCTGCTAAAAGTTTTTTAGTATTTAACACTTCAAAGACCGCTTTTTCAACTTCATCACATGATATATCGTATTGGCATTGAGCGACCCCCGAAGGTGTGCCATCTTCTAAAAGAGCTTCAATGCAATGATCCTGTCCGTAATGTAACAGATGACAGGGGTAACAGTCTGTTTTTGGCTCCATATTGTACGTATTTACCCAATATCTTGAAATCTGGTCTGCTGAACTGTGTGATAGAAATAAAATCTTTGGGACCATGAGCTTTCCAAGTGTATTTAAAACGCCTGTTTCCGGGCCTATCACTAAATCCATATAGGCACCGATTGTTAATGTTTCCCTGATTGACCATTCCCCGCTTTTACAAATCACTCTTGGCTCTTCTTCCCAGCCCTGTTCGAGTACCTTGCAGCTACTATCACCACACAAAATGACTTTCGTATCCTGGTCATTTGTCAAAATTCTGGCAATCATTTCGTCAAGATGGGGCCATGTTTTATGGAATGCCGACCCTGCCAGGACCCAAAGGATGTTTTTCCCCGGACCATAATCTTTAATTTTACTTTCGGCCCACTTGTGCTCTTCATTAGTTGGATAAAACTTCTGCCTGTTCGGTAATGGAACATCAGCAACCCAATGAGTGAAATCCAGGTAATTATGATCAAGCATCTTTCTCTTTAGTTTTTTAGGCCATAAATGCTTTGGTCTTCCTGGTAAAGCAAGCAAACTTCCTTCAACCGATTCACTTAAATTAATCCACCTGTCATAGTGCTCTCTCTGAACTTCCCAAAATGGAATTAATTCCTTATTAGGTACCTGGTCTTTATCTTGTATGAAAAATTCGTCTATATGCGGATCGGTCTTTAAAATATTATGCCCGGTTGGAGTTGTATAAAAGGTAATATGATATCCTTCATCTTTTAGCCATGGCAATACAGAGGAAGCTTGAATCATGTCTCCAAATCCACCATATCGCACCACAGCGACTTTCTTTGGGTGGGGGATATCAGAGTATGAGTATTTATGACTATCTCCGCATTTTTTAAATACCTGAACGAAAGAATATTCAAAATCTTCATTTCGTTCTTCATTTTTAACAAGATCCCAGCCCTTAAACTTTTTCATAGCTTCTATAATATCGGTCGGTAAAAAGTCGTGCTTATGATCAGTGTTTGATCCTTCTTCCCCAATATTCGGATAAAAATCTTTATGAGGCAAATAAACAACCAAATGCCCACCCGGTTTAATAACTCTCCACCATTCCTTCAGGGCTGCTTTATAATTTTCAATATGCTCAAGCAGATGAGATGAGAAAACAAAATCCATTGATTGGGACCCAAATATTTTCAAGTCGCTACAGTCAGAAAAGATCTGAGCAACTGTTTGTTCTCCAAAATGATGCCCGTTATCAACTCCGATAAAATGAGGGAAACACCTATTCATTCCACAGCCAAGGTCAAGACCTTTGCCACGAGTGTATTTCACAATCTCATATTTTATCTTCGCTGATTCATCCCCCTGCGGATCATCTATATTCCAGGTCATTATTACCCTTTCATTAGTTTATAAAGTTCGTTCTTTTTGGCATCTTCATCATACTCAATACCTAAACCGTCAAGCTGGGCTTTGATGTCAGCAATTGTCAGCTTGTTATAGACGGTAGGCACTTCTTTTTGGGCGTTATCAGCTTTTTGGGCATTAGCAGCAATATGGGGCACTTTTTCTTTCCCCATCTCCATACCCTGACCATCAAAAAACTTACCGTCCTGCTCATATACATGATCTAACCCATCTCCGTGTACCGTTCCGTATGATTTGCTTTTTATTAAATCCATTTCTTATCCTTTTGTTAAGGGGGCTTTTACACCCCCTGGTTATTATGCTTGTATTACAACCGGCGAAAGAGGTATTACCTCATATTCAACGATTGCATCACATGTCATTGTCTCTCCCTCAGCAGCCGACCTTTGAAAATCAAGATAACCGCCACGGGCTAATGTTGCATCTGCTGCATCCGGATTTATAGCCGTTAATGCTGCTCCTGCTACTGCGGTTCCATTTCCAAGTGTCGCAAAAGACGTGGTACCGTTAAGGACATTAATCTGACTATCATCGTGTGTTCCTGCCACTCCGACAACAGACCTAATAGATGTAACTTTCATAGCAGCAAATGCGATGAATTTAGCCGCACTTAGCTCTACCGTCCCAGCAGCGCAATGTATTGTTGCACACCTACGCACTGTATATTGAGGGTGATCGTACCTCATGCTTTTATCAGCCATTTTTCACCCTCCTTTTAGTTTTGTATTACAATCGGTGCGCCCGGTACAAGTTCGTACTCGACAATAACATCACAAGCCATCGTGGCACCATTTGTATCGGATCGTTTAAAGTCAAGATAACCACCTCTTGCAAGAGTCGCATTTGCTGCGGATGGAGCTACTGCTGTCAGTGCCGCACCTGCGGACTCCGTACCATTACCAAGTGTTGCGAATGATGTCGTGCCATTTAAAACATTAATCTGGCTTGCATCGGCTGTTCCTGCAACTCCGACGACTGAGCGAATAGAGGTTACTTTCATTGCTGCAAATGCAATAAACTTTGCAGCACTAAGATTTACTGTTCCAGCAGCGCAATGAATCGTTGCTGACCCTCTTGACGTATATTGAGGATGATCATATGCATAACTTTTATCAACCATTTCGTACTCCTTATAAATGCCCCGCCGCCTCCCGACAGGGCTAATAAATTAAAGGGGAAGGCCCTATTCTACAAGATATAGTCTCTAAGCTAAAGAATCCCACATAAGAATTCTTGCTTCTGAAACTTCTGAATTATGCACTATCCCAAAACCTCCAAGATAGTACCACGCCACACCTTTTGACCGACCGTAATCAGTAGGAATTTTACCTCTGATTTCTTCCGGCACTGCGATTCCCTCAGCTACTGTATCTTCGCCAAAGAAATACATCCAATCGGACTTAGCCTGCCCCCATGTACCGTTTTTAGCGGCTGCGATATTGGTCTGCTCAATAAACCGCATGTTATTGTAACGGCCACGCTCACCGTTAACAATTTTCTTGTATCCGGTTTCGGTATACTGGCTGACTCCTTCAAGATCAGAGTCAAGTGTTGCAAATGTAGAAGGTCGAGCAATGGTAATATAATCATCAACCTGATATGGTGGGATGTTTCTTTCTTTCATCAGATTAACAACCGCCCTTGCATGGCCTTTCCCAAATGCGATTGTATTGGTCGTTGCGGTTGCACTGTTGGTTGTTAGTACAACAGCGGTGGTGCTTGTTGCGGCTGCAACATGTAGAGGTGTTAACGCAAACTGGGCCTCTGCTGTAGTATCAAAGAACTTGGTAGCATCATGCTTAAGACCTTTATCAATAAATTGCCTAAGAGGTATCTCGGACAAATTATCAAGTTTACCGGTCCAAGGAATAGAGTTACCAGCTTCGTCAATGGTAAGTGTTCCCTGTGTGATTGTCATCTGTGATTCAGGCATGATAGTGGTTTCCACTAAAGTCGTACCCTGTGTTGCAATGTTCGCTACCATATCCCAGGTAAACGTAGCACCCTTGTGCATACCCTGCTGTGATGCGTCTTTTACATCACAGAACTGCCTGAATTTGGTTGTTGGCTGTACCGCAAGCCGCAACCTTTTTGTTAATTTATTCGCTGACAAATACCCGCCAAGCGAATTCGTTACCCATAATTGACCAGCCATAATATCTCCTATAATTGACCCCTGGCTTCGGCCATCTCCTGAATCGTCTTGCTTGTTTGTTCCTCCGGTGTTAAATCAGAGACTGTTTCAGCCGGTTCAGTAGTATTCACGCCTCGCACAGTGTCAATTAATTTCTTTTTATTTTTTTTGGTTTCTATGTTCTTTTGTCCTGGCTTTATGCCCTTCCATTCGTATGCTTCTGTGAAAACCTCTGTATAGAATTCAAGAGTATCCCTGGTATCTCCTGCCGCTTCTTTTGCACTTGCAATAGATTTTGTCACGTTCATAAGATGCGGATCGGATAATATCTCAGAGTAGTCTGACTCCATAAGGTCGTATATTTTATCATCGTGCTTTGTTTGCGCTGATTTTGTGTCTATCATTTTGCTGATCTCTTCAGGCGTTACCTGTGGTTGGGTATTGCCCGGTTGAGATGTCAAATTGTTAAACATTTCCGCTGCTTTATCCTTATCGCCATATTGAAGTTCCTCAATAGCATCAGCCCAAGTATGTTCCGGCTCTTCCTTCTCATCGGTTGGAGCTGTCTTGGCTTTTTCAAGTAATTCCTCGGCTTCTTTCTTCTTATCAGCGGCATCCCGTAACATTTTATCTGCTGCGGATTCTTTCTGTAAAGAAGCTATCCCGGCTTTTAATGCTTCTGCCTTTGTAACTTGCTTTTCCTGTCCGTAGACTTTTAATGTTACCATTTCTTCTTCGGTCACCGGCTCCACTGGTTTCTGCGGGTCAGCTTCAACCTTTTTTACCGGCTCTTCCTCTGATACTTCAGGTGGGTCTATGCCCATATCAAGAGCATCTTTAACATCTTGAGCTTTGTTGCCCTGATCAATTTGATCCATCATTTCTGAACGCTCATCAACTATCTCTTCTTTTTTGTCGGCTGCCTGAACGTCTTTCTCGTCAGACACGCCATTGGTGGTGTCTTCTGCCATGTTTTATTCTCCCATTTCAAGTTGTTGTTCGGCCATCTCACCTTCTTCAATTGCTTTTTCTAACCAAAGAAGTGCGGTAATGGCGTTATTATACTCACGTTGAATCTTTACAACATCATCGGTAAACCCAGACTTTTCAGGGTTTAACTTCATTAAATCGGATTTCGCTTTTTCAGCTTGCAGGTACGCTTTACCAATAACAAACTGACCTATGTCTGTGGTTTTCCATACTTTTATTTTGTCTTTTAAATGTTTTTCGGCCCACTTAATATGCTCGTCATCTACAATCATTGTCTCCCCACTATTTTAATTTGTTCAACCTGTAAATCGGTTTCATTATCTGCAATTGTTCTTCCTGTCTGACCCTTTTCTTTCATTGCCTGTATTTCAAGCTTATTCTGTCTATCAGCTTCTCCGTCCTGTAATGCCGCTTGCATTTCCTGCATTGCTTGGCCCATCTGTTCCATTTGCTGCTGCATCTGTACAATCTCAGGTGGAATTTCCTGATCTTCTGTCTCTAAGAAACGATCCCCGTTTTTATCTCCAACTGCGCTCATAATTTCTTTTTGAATTTCTCTTACATTAATACCCTTTGTGAGTTGCTGAGACTGCTGTTGACTAAGATTAGTGACGGCACCCACAGCGGCCATGAGTCTTTCAAACCCTAACCATGGATCTGTAGCTGATGTACCAACATTAACTTTTGCTGTAAGTTGTTGATCCAACAATTCGTCTGTTATTTCGCTCTGTCCGTATTTTAAAGCTATACCGGCTTTTTTGGATGCAAGGGTTAGAATAACCATGTCTGTCTCATAGGCTTGTTCTAATTTTAAAAGCTGCTGAATGACCGGCTCTACCCATGTTTCTGAAAACATCCGGATCAAATATTCAGTGAGAGCGTTCGAACCGCTTCTCAACATGCTTAACCCGCCAACAGTTTCGTTCAGATTTTTATTTGTTTGCACTGTGGACTGTGAAAAGTTACCGGTTATTTCATCAAAATCAACATTATGCCGATCTTGTTCAGCATAACTTGAGCTTGTAATATCGGGAACTTCAAGAGGTTTTATGTCTTCGGTACTGTCTGATTGAATAACCGACCCAGGCACATTGCGTAGGAGGGCTTTTAAATCAGGGTTTGAGCCTCTTGCCACAATAAATCTTTTATTTAAAGCCAGCTTGATATTATCGCCCCTCTGGCATACATTCTCGTTTAATTCCTGTTGTAAGGGCCTACCAAGCTCGGCCAATGATGAAGGCATAATTCTGTGAGTCTCTAAAATTACCGCGCCCATCACAAAAGGTCTTTTACCACCTGGATATAATCCTCGCGTGTCAACTGGATCAGACAGCCTGTATTCACCACCAAGCGTATAAAACATCTTATCAATCCGACCGTCTTTCATAAAATACTGTCTTACCCAAACAACATCATAATCTTGAATAACTGCTGATGTCTTATCGAATTTATCTTCACGATCGTTATCACGGATTTGTGTGGTCCGATCGGATAGTTCTTTTTGTGCTGATTTTATCTGCCCGTCTGTAAATGTTTTCCACTTTGGTTCATTTGTTTTTGGGTCATTTGTTTTCATCCTGGCTCTGATATCGGATACATACATCGGTATTAAGCGAATTAAATAAGGACTTGTGTTTATAGGATCACGCCAATCGGCAGCAGGATGTATTCTAATCGTTTCAATCGGTAGCAGGTCAATGCAGGGTTCGTCTTTTAGAATATTACCATCGGAGTCTTCTTCATAGCCCCAAAATTGATGACTGACCATAACACCCATTACCATGCCATCCTGGAACCCACCTACACAAGTTAAAAACCAAGGGATGGTATTTGTAAGACGGTAATTAAGAACCTCGTGGTATAGGTCCGCCGATGCTTTTTCAATGTCGTTTTCTTCGTTCTGTGGTGTTACAGAGACGACGTCAGCATTACCAAAAAATGCAGCCACAGCAGCAGCCTCATTATTTCGGATGGTAGCCCTTGTTTTAGGTCTGAATATCTTAGTCCTATATTTGTATGCTGACTTTAGATATTTAGAACCCGCTGCGTGTCTACTCTGGAAATGACTTAATCCGGCGTCCCATTTCGAACGGTAATTAGCATCCACAAATGTCGTTGATTGCTCGTAAGCGTGTTGTGCCTTACTCAACCATTCATCTTTTCCTTCGCTTTCTATTCCCATAATGAAACCCTTGCTTTTAATAATTCAGCGTCAGATAATCCATCCACTGCCCCCGGTAATTCACCGTTGTTCTTCTGTGGCATCTTTGCTCGTTCGATCATTTCACCACCAGCCCTCATTATACACCTCATTGAAGGGTCAGCGTATACGTCTTTTAATTTCAGGTAGTACCCGTAATCCATTGTAACTTCTGGCATTGTTATGATAACCATACCTATTTTTTCTTCATCGGCTACGAATGCAGAAAACACATGCCCTGGGTAGTGTCTGCCTAACGTCTCGCATATACAGGCGCATAATTGCATGTCTCCGTATTCATGCCCTTCAACACCTGTGAATAGAAGATCACTCATGGCTTTTCCCTTGTCTGTTCTGGTACAATCTTTTTACCGAGCACCTTTTCCCGTTCAACCACATCCTTTTTATCCATTGGTTTTGGGCCGAAATCAATCATATCCTCTGCTGCTACTGCTATTGACGATGCCGCCCCAGCTATACTTGCTCCAACTGCCATATTCTCCCCCTTTACTTGAGCCGCAATATTAGCGGCAAGTGAAACTATCATTCGTAAGGCCCCCCACCTGAATTATCAGTATTCTTGAACTTCCTGCCATTGCTCCACAAATAAACATCTTCAGCCTTGTAGTGCTCATCGTCTTCTTCGAGCACCAAAGTCAATAAATCCGTTTGACTGAATGTTGGTTCTGGTGTTGCCATTAGATCACACCCCTTCCAAGTAGAATAAAACCACCACTTTTATTAAACTCCCAATCTTTGCTATTCATTTCCAAAAATAGCTTTCTTTTTTTATTTTTAAACTCAGGGCTGTAATACCAAGCTATACCCATTGATGAACGGCCACAATTGGTTGAAATCTTAGCTCTAAGCTCAAACGGCGTACCTTTTGGTAGAATTCTTTTTGCATCGTTCGTTAAGACTTTAATTACCTTATCATCTATATTCTTATAGTCACTGACCGGGATAGCATTGCCATATTCAGAATTTGGATCAAACCTATTCGCAGTTAAAAAACTTCCGCCCTCTTCCACATTTAGTTCAGAGCTTACCTTATCAATCAATCCAATAGGAATTGAAGCAGCAGCCAACCCTGCCAAGCAGCCTTTTAAAAACCCTCGTCTTGTTATATCCATTAAATCACACCCCTTCCGATAAGATAGTAACTTTTATCCTGATCTCTTTCCCATGTTTTTGAATCTACGTTTAGAAAAGTATCACCGTGTTCTTTTCTAAAATAAGGATTGTAATACACTGATATTCCTTGTTTCCGCCCAAAATCACACGCCAAACTTGCCCGAATTTCATACGGGGTATTAAACGGTATCTTTGTGTTTTTTATTAATAATTTAACAAGATCCTCATTTACCTTCTTATAATCAGATACGTTAATAAAACTAAGATACTGACAATCTGTATCAAAAGCTTTATTGCCGTTAAAACGATCTGAAGACTCTATACGACTTTCAACCATTTCCTTTTGTTCGGGCTTTGTAAATTTCATTTTATCCCCCTTTTACCTGTTTTTCACTCATTTTTTAACTGCCTGTTTTTATAACGGAAAGTCTCACCTTGCCACGGGCGGGAGACTCTCAATAATCCCCCTCATGTTCCGGATAAATATCATTCTCGCCATAAACTACTGGTGCCGGTAAATCGATATCGTAAATCCTTGAAATTGCATCAAATAAGTCTTTTGCTGTGGTTGCTGGAAAGAACAGGTACTCGTTAGACATAAACCATTCTACCAGATCGTATAGTCTTTCATTCTCGTTGATTCTTTTGATTGGCTTGGCTATCAGATACGGCTTGCCTTCGTGCTCTTTCTTTATCTGTAAAGAGGTCTTATCTCCTGAATATGGGTAGAAGAACTTAGCGTTATGATGATCTGCAACCAGTCTTCTGATACGATCATCCTTGGACTGTAGCCCATCCCTGGTCCATGATACCTCTTCTATCGGGAAATGTGCCTTCTCAATCTTCATCATTTCCTTATAATGCTCGATATCTGCTTGCATTCCGTACTTTTCGTAGCCTACTTTGACGAGCTGAACACCGGGTTGACGCAACCATTTTGACCTGAGAGCTTTCAGCATCTTCCATTTCTCGGGTAATGCCATCTTGTGACAAGCTCCATCCAGTAGATACTTATTGTGTTGAGCGTCCTTACCGATCACTGCAAATGCTGTGTTTGATGTACCTTTTTTCTTAGAATTAGCCGGATCAACCAGGATTGCAATATTTAGGGTCTCTGGTCTGACTTCGTATCGTCTTATCCACTCTGGTTTGAATTCCTGTTCTGACCCGGCAATTGGGTTCTGGAGCATCTGACATGCCAGTGTATAGGGTGAAGCATCTCTTTTCTTCTGCTCCCATTGTGAATCTGAAATAAATATAGGTGTTCCGTCTGGTGTTCCGTCTTCTGTAGCTGCGTATATTCTTGGCTTAACTGACCCTCGGTTAATCATAACACCGTAAGTGTCGGCGTAGTTGTATCGAGTGCCTATGTGCCACTTCCTGGGGTCCATGTCTGGATGAATACGAGAAGACAGGTAGTCAGATAACTCCCAAGCTGTTGTGGTCTTCAGGATCATCTCGGGTGTTCCGACACTCTTTTCTGTGACTGTGTCATCGTACACACTGAGCTTAAAATGCTTTGATGTTGGTAAAGAATCAACCAATCCCCACCCTGAGAGAGTAGATTCGTTCGGGTTGCTGGTTCTTTTCATTATCAGGCCGTCATCACGTGACCATGTTGGAGCTTGTTTTTTTGGGTTGTCCCAGAATACGGTAGGGTAAAGCCTTGGAAGCATCACATTATCTTCACACTCTCGCTTAATCTTAGACACAAAGTCACGTGCAATTTGATTCTTATTCGCAAAGATTCCAATGGTTATCTCTTTTCCTGGGCCTCTAAACCAGGCATCTGCACTTTTCAGATCCTGATAGATAGGAGAGTCTTTTGCAATTTCCTGTATACAACCCGCGAATGTTATTACAGTACTTTTGAAATGTTCTCTCGCCCATAAATCGAGATAACCGTCTGGTTCAACTTCAACTTCCCTGGTCCGTTCGTAAATCCACTCAGGCTTGTTGGTCTCAAATATAAAGGATGCTCTGAGTATCATTGTGAGAAAGAAGAAGCGGTCATGTAATCCCATCTGGGCAGTGACGTAGTCGTCAAGATTGGGATCGTTTAAAACTGTATCGTATATTTTAAGGGCTTGTTTGTAGGATGTAGAGGGCAGATATTCACACACTTGTTGAGCATATTCAAAGTTGGTTGGTTTTTGTTGTGCTTCAGCCATCTTTCTACCTTATTGAAAACTCGACAAATAAATTCCACACTCTTATAGTTGCAGGATTGTCAAGATCTTGCTTTAAAACTCTCAAATAAGAGCTTACTATTTCCCTTGCCCGCTTTCCACCATCAAAAAACTTCATACTTGCCAATTTCCATCTATTTCTCATTAAAAACCTTCTTGCTGTTTTTGGCTTCACTGTAAATCCCCTTTAATTTGTTTAGAATATTTTTCTCTTAGTTCCGCTGTATCTATCGAACCATTTGCCTTAACACGTTCCGAACCATCCGATCTATGATCACCACACCAATCAGTGGTAAAGACAGGTGGATACCCGTTTGTTGTGGGTGCGTGTTTTCTACAAGTGCCAATTAGCGCAAAACATTTCTTATCAATCTTATGATATAGTTCCGTTTCTTCAAACCATGAACAGGTTGGGCATTTCATTTTTGATGCTTTAACACCAGAAAATTGCATCATTTATACCCTTTGTACCTCAAAGCACACCACAAAAATCTTATCGTTATCAATATAATTGCAGTATTTAAAATTACTTTTAATAACTCTATACACAATTGCATCATTCATCCCCTTTTAAACATTCCTTCATTCTGTTTTCTCTTGCCACCGCATGATTTTTATTGTGTTGCCATGTTATTTCCATTTCCTTCTTTGCTGGCAAGATAAACACAAATTACCATTCATTATATTTATCCCCCTTTCAACGCCTTCTTTAAAGCCTCAGTATCCATAGTAGACCGTGTTTCAATAGGTCCACCATCTGGTCCGGAGTGCTCAATCTTTTGTTTATCTGACCACTGTAAAATATTCTTTGCGGTGAATATTGCCATTGCTGGATTCCAGGCACCTGACAATGTTAAATTAACAAGCATTTCCTTTTGTTTTGCTTTTGCCTTTTTATAGGCGGAAAAAAAGTCAGGGTATATTCTAATCCAATTGTGTAAAGTTGGTTTTGTAATTCCGATAGTTGCGCAGAATGATTGAATGAATGGTAGGTTGTTTGGTTTTTGTTTCCCACCGATTGATTGAAATAGCTCTATATCAAAATAATCAATAAGTGCCTGACAATACTCAGGTTTATACTTTGTGGGCCGGCCAAAACTGTCTTTCGTTATTTCTTTTATTTTTGGCTCAGTCTGTTTTTTAGATTTAGCCATGGGGTATCAATATCATTGTAGATACCCCATGTCAAGAGAAAAGTGGGTAATTTGGTTACAGGTGGGTATTTTTTACACAGCAGGAAGGAGAAAGAAGTCGTTTAATCTCCGTTCTTGCGCATCACGCTCTTTTATGTCTGTATAGGTGAGGTCGATAGAAAACCCACCATTCATAAATATTTTAAGATAGTAATATCCAGTGCCGCCGGTTCTATCAGGGTAATCAAGTGTCTTGAAAAAACAAATATTGTCTGAAATTATACTTGTGGACTCATCTCGTTTACCGTCCTCTTTAATTGTAAATTTAAAAACCATGATACCTCCTTAGTGGGTAAAAAGGTTACAGTTTTACGTGTATTCTCTCGTTTTCTTGGCCCTTATCAACGTCAGCACTGGCGTATTTGTTCTCTCCCCTACCGTAATCTCCCTGTGCAATTACAACCTTTTTAGTTCCTTCATTAATACTATTAATCAACCCCGCCAAGACTACAGACCGTTTTTGACCATTAATGATCTCATTTTCAAGACTCTTCTTGAGCCTTAAAATCTCTTTAATCAAACAAACCTTCGCTCGATCCATTTCTTCCTTGTTTTCCTTCTCTGCTTGTTTTAAATAGTCCATTATGCTTTACCCTCCCAATTAACTATATTTTGCTCTGACATAAAAAAATCACCAAACCGGTCACACGTGGCCTCATACCCATAATTTCCGTTTAAATGTGTCATTCTATCACTTATTACCTTAACCGTCCCAGTTTTTTTATTTATGTCCATATATGTTACCTCATCCCCAATCTCAAAACTAACGCCTGTGCCATCTTTTAAGCCTTTTGTATATTTACTTTTTAATACTTGCATGTTACCTCCTTGGTTAATAGTAGGGTGTGGGTTAATCTTTACGTATCTTTATACAATAACCATCTCTACCAGCTGCAAGTCCGGCGCTCGCAGCACCATCACATAAAACGCATGAACCGTCTACCCTAATCAAGAACACATGGTGATCGTTACAATTAACCAAAACCTCGCCATCATCTATACTTATACTCCACTCCATTACCTTCTCGTCGTCCTGTCCTTTTATTACATGTTTCATTTTGTCCCCTTTCGTTCTTGCAGTCCAAATATCCATTTTCATACCCGGCCTTGTACGCCATCCGGCCAAAAACACATATTAAGACAATTATAATTATTGTTTCCCACATTTTATAAATCTTTCATTGTTATGTCCTTTCTATGTAAGATTGGATAGTACTCGCCTTGGATTTTATTTTGTTCTCTTTATCTTCGGTCGCAATACCAAGATAATTTTCAAGCCAAGCTAACGCCTCCAGTGCCTCTTCTTTGGTCACCCTCTTAACAAGAAAATGATCCTTTAATATAGGATTAAACCTACAGTGACTTACATAAGCGACAGCCTTTTCGTTTCTTATACTACATTTACCGTTGCCCTCATTAGTTCGAGCGCATTTTTCACAATTCTCTTCCATCTTATCCCCCTTTTTGTCATTTATTAGCGGCATCTTAACATTAAATGTTTGCGGGTATCTACCTATATACCCATTTGGCTTACTAAATACTTCTTGAGACATAAGCATTACCCCCTTTTTTGCGCCAAGTTTTATGAAACTTACAAAGCAATCCGTTTCCGTCTATGCAGTCCACGATTTTCACGAAACTATTTACATTAACACAGCCGATACAGTTTTTATGGCAACTGATTATTGATCCGGGTTTTTCTGAATATGTCACAACTGGATTAATACTTTCTTTCGGCTCCCACTTTCCATCTTTTCTTCCTGGATGATATGGGCACAGAGAACCATACAAATCTATACACTTTGGGTTAATGGTGTCTTGTGGTGCTATATAAGTTGTGCCTTCAATGTTTTTATAATCGACTGTAGGCTCTTTCCAGCATGTTTCACAGCATTCTTTCATTGCGTCCTCCTTGGCAATCTATCACGTTTTATTTCCTGCACTGATTTAAACAAGTCTTTTAAACGTTCAAGTTCTGATTCTACACGTTCCAAGTCCTTTGCTCCCACCAAATAACGATTCCAGTTTGTTTTTAATTTAGACAATTCCTGGTCAAGACTAACCAACCAAATAAAAATTATTAAAAATAAACCTCCAAAAAACACATTCATATTACCCCCTTTTTATCACACAAACCCTTGATAGTCAAGGATTGTTTAAGTCTGATGTCATTCTAATAAACTCTTTAATATGCGGCCTATACACTTCTAATTCGGCCTGATTTGCTCCGATCAACTCTTTTATTTCCTTAAGAGCGTCCGGGTAATCCACATACATGTAATCGTTTATTTCTATTGGTGTTTCGAATTTATGTATATGGGTTATTGTTATATTAAACCCAACAGAACCAGAAATTACAAAATAAATCATTATTCCATAAACCAAAACCACAAAACCCAATCGATATATTAACAACGCTGTTTTTTCAGTCATATCCCCTCCTTTCTAAGCGATTCAACCAAATCAATCGCATCCTGAACCGTGTCTATTTCTTCAATGCCATCATCTGGGATCTGTATCCCGAACTTATCCTCGGCTTGCATCATAGTCTCAGCCAAGTCTAAAGAATCAAAACCCAATTCATCAAATGTGGTATCCGTTGATAACTCTTCTATTCCCGATATATTTTTTATTATATCCTTCATATATTAACCCCTAAAGTGTTTGTGGATCATATTTTGTGAAATATTAATGGCGGGAAGGGACCGCACTCAACAGAGTCCAAGCAGCGTTTTCCCTTATGGCTTGGCATCACCCGCCATATATTCTCTATTCCTCCGGGTAGTTTATTTCAGCCCAATGGGTGACTTTATTATATCTATTTTCACCGATAAAGCATTTAATATCACAATTAGCCATCTTGTACCTCTTAGATTCCATTATTTTTTTATACCTTTGAGACAAAAGGCCAACTTCTATAAGACACAATACTATTTTATCGATGTCCGGCAACCTATCTTTTACACTTATCCACTTAATCATAATCCACCATCCTCCGAATTTTAGCTATATGCCATCTCAATATTGAGTTTGTCAGGGCAGGCCATTTCTTTATTGAAACGCAAGCGCTACCTTCATACATTATATCAATTTGATTTGATATTATCATACCAAGCTCATCACGATCATGAGCATCTTTAAACGTTAGCATCTCTCCGAACAATTTATCATCAGTCATGGTCTATCTCCTTTACAAGGTCTAAACACTGAGACAATCTACGGTCCCAATCTTCTTTGGCGACTTTTTTTAAATCTTCTATACTCTTGGCCGTATAGGATTTTATATAATCTTCATCAAGGTTAGAACCACTATAATAAAACCTAACAATACGATCAAAAGTCTTATAAATTACATACCTTCCACCTAAAACCCACGATCTAAACACACCCCCATACTCTTCCCATTCAAGCTCTTTAATCTTATATAATTTCACTATCTCACCCCTTCTTTTTGTGTGGTGGTTCATCGTTATGGCCTCGAATAGAAATGTAAGACGCATTTATTTGGCGATGATCTATAAACAAACCAACAAGAGTATAATAATTTGTTTGACAACTAAAAAAGTCACCAATTTCACCAATAAAAGTCATCTCATCTGGCCCCAAATCCACCGAATAACAACCATGTTTATGAAAAGCTATATCATCCATTCCGTCTGTCAAAAGAAACTCTGAATCGTCAATTTCCCATCCATTTTTTAATAAAAAGTTTTTACATTTATTGAATTCTTTCATCTTCACCCCTCCAATAGTCCTAATAGATGTTTATATCGATCGTTTGCAGCCTTGGTTTTGTACTCCTGGAACTCATACCAAAATTTTATTGCAAGTCTGTGTGGTTTAAGCTCGGAAAGCAGATAGTCATAATACGCTGTCATGGGCACTGATTTCGAATTCTTGACCACTTCGAGTTCGGTGTATATGCTGCTACCTTTTTTTTCTTTCATCGTCATAACGACCGAATTAGGGTTATCTCCGTGCAAGAAATAGTTATGTTCCCCGGCCAAACAACAAAATCCATTCAAGATTGAATATCTAAGGCTTAAATTCCTCTTTCCAATAATGTGATGAGACTGCAAGCTACCCTCCGACCCACACAATTCAGACACAAACCCAGCCCGTGCTTTTATGAGGGTAGACCACAAGAAGTCACATTCTTTCTTTTTGGTGTTGAATAGTTTCTTCGGCTTTTTAGTCTTTTTTTTCATCTAAAAGCCTCGTATATTTATCAAATAATTTATCAAACCTGTCAAACATCTTCCAAAGCTTTTCAAATATCTTTTGGTATATATCTTCCCGGATATATTTAATATCCGAAGCATGAATGTTATCCACACACCAAGTAACGCCTTCAGGGTCAAATCCACCATTTTCATCGATTGTTTGTAAATAGCCTTCTTTGTCGCTTATTTGTAGGTATATCTCTTTGGGTGCTTCTTTCATTTGGCCTCCCAGGCCCTGCAATATTCTATTATTTTATCTTTCTTAATATACATATCGTGCTCAGAAAAAAGCGATGGGATTTTTTTATTTGCAAACCATCCACAATATCCAATTATTTTATATACTCCCCAATTTGGCTCATATTTACAATTTAAACATGTTTTTTTCATCATTCATACCCCGTTATTGATTTAATAGTTTGGTTATTTTAGATATTAAGTATTTGTATCTGTATATCTCCTGCGGACACGTATAAGAAGTTTTTTGCATTTTTGGAAATAAAATTTTACATATGTGACAAGGGTTATTATTAAATCCATCTATAAAACAAGCAGCACCCCAGCCAAGTTTTAATTCGCCAAGATATTTTTCAAGCTTCTTTCTGTTTATGTTTATTTCTACTTTCATTGATTAATTTCCTATCCTGTTTTCTATAAATTCAAAATATTCCAATAGTTCCAGTAAGCTTTGATGAACATGCAGAGGCAGATCGTCATACCAAATATAATTTCTTATTATATCAAAATTAACAACCGCCTTTTTAATTTGTCCTTCATCTTTTAAGTGGCACCATTTAGGAATATTAGGATAATTATCAATAACATAATCTTTTTCATTGCATGATTTATATTCATGGTTACTAAATGGGCATTCTATACAATTATTAATTTCTAATATTCTCATTGATTAGCCTTTATGTATTCTGTGAAGATCAACAGCATCAGCTAAGTATAAGCCTATGTCATGTGGAACATTCGAACATTTATCATGCACTATTTTTGACAATATTAAAGCCAGTTCGTGCATTTCTTCTTTTTGTTCCATTTCTTGCTTCATATAATCCAATGTTTTACACTCTTCGGTAATTGTCTTCATGGCATTCACCCCGTTAATTTTGACAAAACCGCTTCTTCAAGCCGTTTTAAAAGATTTGCAGCTTCCCTACATCCAGTTATTGCCTGATCGTTTCTTACGCATCTTCCGGTATCTAAAAAGTGGTTACTCATTAACCTTTTGTGTTCATTGTTGTTTTCAAACATTTCAAAATGTATTGTTTTTAGTATTGTCTTCATGGTTTAATCCTCCCATTTTCCAAATCCCATTCATAAAAACAGCAGCGGCTTTTAAATTATCAAAAACATTTCCCCCGTTCAGCCGAACCATTCTTGCAACTGCACCCAGGGATTTCCATTGAGCATCATCAAATCGAAGCTCTTTATCATCTCTTAATATAACCAGAATCGTTTTATCTGGTCGTTTGTTCGAATCATCTACAACTTCAGCTATCGAATAAACACCTGTCATCCTTGGAGTAATTGTGAATAGGCAAAAATCAGCGTTTTCACGTTCTTTAACTTCTCGTTCCATACAATCTTCGGTCCAATCATCGACAACCGGATTAAAATATTCAATGTTTAGCATTGGTATAATTTGATTTCTCCATGTTGATTCATTACAAGTGCCACCTAAAAATACTTTCATCTTATTCTCCCCTTTCTAAATTATCGAACCGGGTTGCTTTGGCATCCCATTTTAACTCGACCATGCATACTGGCCCATTTCTTTGTTTGGCAATGTTGATTTCAGCGATTCCTTTTAATGGGTTGTTCTCATCTTTGTTGTAATAATCATCTCTATATAAAAGCATAATCACATCTGCGTGTTCTTCAATTTCACCAGAATCTCTTAGATCTGACAACATTGGTTTTTTTATTGACCTTTCCTCAACCTTACGATTCAATTGACAAAGCAGAATAACCGGAATATTTAGTTCTTTTGCAAGCCCTTTTAGTTCCCGGGTAACCTCGCCAACCTCATTTGATCGGTTCTTTTTGGTTGATTCTATTTTCATTAATGTGAGATAATCTATAACTATCATATTAATATTGTTATCTTTTTTCATTTTCCTGGCCCGTCTTTTTATTTCCATGACGGTCAATGACGGCGTATCATCGATTATAATATTTGTATCATACAGGGCTGATTGAGCCAAATTCATGTCCATAAAATCACCAGGGGTAAAACCACCGTTTCTGAACTTAATCAAATTAATACCCGAATCAGATGCAAGCATCCTATAAACTAACTGCTCTTTAGACATTTCAAGCTCAAAGATTCCCGAAGCAAATCCTTTTCGTGCTCCATTTCTTGCTATATTTAAAACAAATGCCGTCTTTCCCAAACCGGGCCTTCCCGCCACTATGATCAAATCAGAGTTTTGCATACCGCCGGTTACTTTATCAAGTGCGTAAAACCCTGTGGTGACACCTGAATATACATGTTTATTTTTATTTATCGACTCCATTTTGTCTGATACATCCATCACCAAATCTTTAATTTCATAAAATTCTGGCTTGGTGGTAAGCTCTATTTTTAATATATCCCTCTGTGCTGTGTCTAATACGTGTAAAGCCTCGTTGTTTAGATCAAAACAGTTTTTAGATATCTCATTGCATTTTTCAATTATCTGTCTCCGGACTGAGTGTTCTTTTATTCTCTGACAGGCAAATTCTATATTTATGGCTTGGGGTAAATCAAGAAATTTAGAAAGTCCGCCTGGTCCACCTATTTCAGTAAGCCTATCCTGGGTTTTTAGCACATTTGATATGGTTAAAGGCTCAATTGGGTCCCTTCTGTTGTGTAGGTAACGGCATGTTCTGAATATTAATGAGTGACTGTTTTTATAAAAGTCGTTATAATCTAATATATCAAGCGCCTGTTCCAGGTCTTCGGGGTTTATAAGCATGGATGATATTATTTGTTCTTCTATGTCTATGTCTTGGGGGGGTATATTCATTATTAAAATCCTGGTAAATCAGATTGCACTGATTCATTAATTCGTTTTTCGGCTATATTAAAGTAATTTTCATCAAGTTCAATACCTATGAAATTTCTGTTTAATCTTTTACATGCAACTCCTGTTGTCCCAGAACCCATAAAAAAATCTAAAACTATATCATTTTCGTTACTACTTGTGTTGATTATTCTTTCTATAATATCGATAGGTTTTTGTGTTGGATGATATTTCCCGTTATTATGTTCTTTACTTTCCCAAATATTATTATGACTTTTATCTATGTTATGGACATAACGTAAACTTTCATGTTCCTGTCTCAGTTCTTCATATTCCTGTCTCAGTTCTTCATATTCCTGTCTTTTTATTGGTAAATTTTTACATAAAATATTCCATTGGCATTCTAAAGGCACATTGTATCCTTTTTCCCAATTTGTAACAGCTCCACCATGATTAACATTTCCATAAAATTTACCATATTCAGCAACTTGATTTACACTAACACCTTTTTTTATCCTTGCCTTTTTCAGTTCTATAGCAAACGGATTCCTTGGAGCTATATATTCTTTTTCAATTTGTTGTAACCCTGTTTTATCCTGAAAAGTATAATACAAACAATATTCAACACAGTTAAACCAACTTCTTAAGTTTGATGTTTCGCGTGGATTTTTCCAGCTTAGTGGCCTAAATGAAGGTTTTATCCAATGTATTAAACTGTTAAAAACAAATTTAGTATTTATATTTATATAATTTTGTAATTCTACCATTTTTAGAAAATCATTATGGAAAAAATAAAAGCTGCCATTGTCTTTTAATACTCTTTCACAGTGTTTAAATACTAAGGACATAAAGTCAACATATTCTTTAAGTGATTTAAATTTATCCCAGTTTGCTTTTTTTATATTATACGGTGGATCTATCACTATTAAATCTATATATTTTATAGGAATATCTTCCATTTTTTCAAGGCAATCACCATGTATTAATTTTATCATGTCAACATATCCTCACTGAATTTAGGGTTGCCTTGGGGTTCTTGTTTGGGTTTTGATTCACCTTTAAAATATTTAACATCTGGTGTGAGCCACTCTTTTTCCATAGCTATGTCCATACACTCAATTAAATTTAAGCCTGATTTCTGGCAATTAATCAAATCCCGAAATAATCCATCAATTCCTTTTGTGGTTCTATACTGTTCTTTCTTTGGCTTGTTCATTCTGTATTTATAGAATTCTATTATTTTGTCTTTATGATCAGAGAAACCTGTGTCTGTAATTTTAAATTTTAAATGGTCAAGGATTTCTGTGTGTATATCTTTCTTCTTGTCATTCTTTTCCTTCTTTACATTCTTGTTTGTGGTTGATTGCTGGTTGATTGCTGGTTGATTGCTGGGTGGTAGTTGGTTGATTTGCTGGTTGATTTCATTTTCACCGCCTTGGTATTCTTCGTAATTACAGATAGTTATTATACTAAACTTGTTGGTTGATTTGCTGGTGACTTCGTTGGTTGATTTCATGCGAGCAAGGCATGTGCGTATAGACTGTTCAGACATACCAGTATCTTGAGACAAGGATTTTCTGCCAGTTATTAATTGGCCCCGTTTTACAACAACCCCTTGCCACTGATTTTCTTTGTGGTTTGCTGATAATAATAAATGTACAAATAGTCTTACCATACCGTCCTTTTTATACCATCCCCATTGTATAAATTTTCTATGTAGCTTAATCCATCCATTCATAAGTGTAGTTGTTCACATGTAGTTTAAAAAAATATTAATTAGTGTATTTGTTCAGATAATCATTTGCCTTAACTAAAATATCATACGATACTTGATCTGTCCTGTAAAGATTCAAAGCCATATTAAACTGTGTGTAATTTATTCCAAGGTCTTCAGATACTTTTTTCTGCCACCCATTACCAAGTTTCAATTTAATAGCTTTGATCTGTATTTTCTCTGCCAGTTTTTCCATATGTGTATATTTACACCTTTCTTTATCTATCTGTCAAGGTTTAATTTTAGCCATTTTATTTATTTCTTTAGATGCCCTGCTTATTTTTTTTCGACAATCTATTAACACCTTAACGAGGTTCATGCAGTCCTCGCACAGTGTTAACGGATCGAGGTCGTCATTATCATCACATATATGGCATTGCTCAATTATTCTTTTTTCTTTCATCCTTCACACCTCACTAACAGTTTTTATTTTTTCCCTCAATAAACTGATCCCTTAAGTTTTTATACAAAGCCATATCCACTGCTTCAGGATTAATCAGGCTTACGAACATACTGATTGCATAACAAGCGACACCGTTTAATCGTTTTTTCCATCGTGGTTGTTTCGCCCACGGATGATCCTGATTAATTTTTATTTCTCGCATCTCATCCTCTCTGTATGGGGGTTAGGGTTTCCATTGATGCCCACATTTACAGCACACATAAAACCTAAAATCCATAATTTGCCTTGAAATTACCTCAGTACTTTTACATTTTTTACATTCATTATTCATATCTTACTCCTTGTAATCTATTGCCGCCCTACCCACAGCCTTCCTCAGTCTATTTAAAAGGCGTTTCCACCAAGGCTGAACGTTTTCCCATTCGTATGCACTCGGTAGGTGCAACTCCTTGGCAAAGTTTACAACGAATTGCCGAATAGCATCATCTTCTGTGTCTCCTTTTCCCTCAATCTTTAATTTAAAGTTCCTGGAGCTTATATAAAAGACATACTCGCCTGTAATTGATTCTAAAGCATCCAAGTATTGTATGTCTACTCCTTGGGGGTTGTTTTTAAATAGGCTCATTATTCTATCTCCTCAATTTCCATATTATTCCACTCGGCGTAACAAACATTGCCCCCAACAATTTTTTCATGAAAGTCCCAACAAACATCAATCCCCTTTTTATCAGTTTCGGCCATCTTAAAACTAACCTGTTCGATTTCTTCATAAAATTTTTCTTTAGCATCATCTTCATTTTCAGCCTCAACCTCCAACGTCATTGATCCGGCAAATGGCATCAAAACACTATACGTTTTCATCTCTATGTCTCCTTTGTCTGGTTGTCTAAGTCACCACAATTATTACACATATGCCCCAATACACCCCAGTCACCACAATGTGTCCAACAAAAAGCACCTTTGCAGCATTCACAGAATCCGGCGTATTGATGGTCAAGCGGATCGTTACAAACGCAACATTGATCTACTGGCATACTATCCATTTTTTATTTCTCCTTTGTCTGGTTGTCTATTTGTGTTACGTTAAATGAATTATCAGGATCATACTTTTTATATTTATTAAAAATTAACATTCTTATTTCTCTTAATTCCTCTGCATCCCCGCCAGAGATATTCTCTTGGAGGCTGTGACACAGAACGCTATACGCTTTGTAATATTTCACAGCAAGTTTTTCTCTCATTTGGTTGTCTATTATTAGTTTATCCATATATCATAAGCCTCGCTACTTCTTTGGCTGATTTGAATTTTTCAAAAAAAAGAGGACCGCAATCATTAAATGTTAATTCGTACAACTTAAACGAAAACATCTTTCTAATATAAGCGCAGCCATCCCCATAAATGTCACTTTTTATTTCCGTACTCCATGTTTTATATATTTTATCATATTTCCATTTTAGTTTATCCATCACTCATAATATCCTTGTTTTTTAAGTTTAGGACACTCCCATTCTTTCGCTATGGCTTCATCACACCACACACATTGTGTATCAGTAGGTAAATCACAACACGGGTAACTGTGAGCTATTTCAGCGTATCTTACTTGGTTGTTTTCCCATAGCTCCTTGGCTTCTTTTTTGGTAAATATTTTTTTTATTATCATACTAACTCCTTACATGGTTAAAATGTGGGCTACTTCTTTCTTGTGGTTCTGTCTATACGGTATGTTAACTGTAGCCAACTTCATCGCTTCTAAGCTTTCGCTCCACTCAATTGGGTAAGAAGTTCACCTACTTTTTCTGATGCTACCGTGAAATAACATAGCCCACAAATTAAATGCGCAACTTACACAGCTAATCGTCATTAGCTCCTTGTCCTCCACCCCACCTCAGTTGCACAAATCATAAATACTCCTAAGTAAAAATGTGGGCTTTTAAGGCTATGATCACTCCCCTTATTTTTTCGAAATACTGGATTTGAACCAGTGTCTTATTCCTATCTTATATCTTCAGGGCATGACTCCCTATTTTTTAAGAAACAGAATAATGCCTATACCGGACTCGGCCAATAACGAAAGCCCACATATTCAATCATTCAATTCTTTCCTGGTTCTTCTTTGGTGGTTAGCCAAAAAACCTTTAAAATAATCCATCCAGGCGGCATAGTTTTATAACGTTCATAATTATTGTATGTCTGGGGTGGAATATCAAGCTTTTCAGCGAGTTGTTTTTGATTCAATTCAAGCTGAAATCTTTTGCCTTTTAACCATTTTCCTGTAATTATTCTTTTATTCATACCCAACTTGTAACATACCGATAATATCATGTCAAGGGTTTTATTTGTGTAATTAATTTAATTATTCGCTTGACAAGGGATAATTTGTCTGTTACATTGAGCGTAACACTAAAACAAAAAGGGAGAAGAATTATGCATTACCATTGTGAAATTATTATGCCGAAAACTAAAGATATTGAAAACGATGTGGAAAAACTTATGTCGCCATTTAGCGAAAACAATAAAGACGAAGAAGAGGCGTTGCAGCCTTTTTGGGATTGGTATCAAATTGGCGGCCGGTGGTCTGGTGCTAAAGAGATGTGTAGTTATGATAGTAACAAGCTTGATGATTTTTATAAGGCACTTAATGATAATAAAATAACTGTTTCTGGGCTGCAATGTGGCAAACAAGAGGTTTCACCAGCGAGCCAAATCCCTATAGTGGATAAACTGTGGAACGAGTTCTTTCCAACAGAAAACGGCGAAATGACAGAATGCCCTGTATTTAAACACTCAAATAACGAAGATAGTGTTTTATCTTGTGATATTTGTCTTGTTGAAGATATCCCAGATGATCTTAAATGTTGCACTGTGATTATTGGTGGTCCAGGCTATAATAATGAATTATTACCTCAATTTGTTATGCGAGATTCGGTATGGAATGGTGTTAACCATATGGATATAGATTGGGATAAGAATGTAAAAACAGCTATTAATATGTTTAAAGAGAAAACAAAAAGTTACAGAAAAGAATATATTGAAAAGGTCACACCAAAAAATGATTGGATTTGTGTAACTATAGATTATCATTCGTAAAATAGGTTTAACCATTAATGGAGGCTACCATGCAAACAAAATGGGATACCCAGCAAGTTAAAGAAGCATGTGAAATGCTCTTAGAGTCCAATGCCGGAGAGTTGTTTGAAAGGACAGCCAACGCCATGTTAACCGCAATAAAGCTGTCTGAGAAGTCTGATTTTCCGCATATTTGGCTTAATTTTGGAGAGCTAACCACCTTAAAAGAATATTTATAGGAGGCTACCGTGGAAGTAACAAAAATAATTAAAATAATACCGGGCAATTCAACACTTAGATTGGTGTACGAAACAGGCGATCAATACAACCACAAGTTTCCAGCCAAGATAATTATAGAGGGCTTGTATCATAAGGGTGTTTATAATTATCCAAACAATGAATTCATAGGGGGACATTACAAGATACTCTTTTCAGAAGACTATGAAATTAATAAGGTTGTGGAATGTGAGAACCAATTAACCTCGTTGGCTGTTCCGGGCTCTTATATTGGGACCATACACGAATTAGATTATGCGAATTGTTAAAACAATTATTTTATACCTGATGTTCTGGATTGGTTTGTTGATTATGGTATTTTTCATACCAATTCGGTTGTCGAGCCAGGTGATTTATTAAAGGAGAATGAGATGAAAGAGGAAATGATTACAATAACAAAGGTAGAACATGACAGACTCGTTAAAGATTCGGAATGGTTAGCATGTTTAGATGCTGCTGGCGTTGATAATTGGAGTGGAATTGAAGAGGCACAAGAGATGTGGAGAAATGATAACGAGGATCAATAACACCATGCGCCGGTGGGTTGGTACATCCACACTCAATCATATGATTGTTTTTTACAGCGAGGTTCGAATCCTTGCCCGGCGCAACAAAGGAGGAATAAATGCCAGAATTTAGCGACACATCAAAAGCAAGACTTTCCACATGTGACCACCGGTTGATCATCCTATTTGAACAGGTGATTACTTTCTATGATTGCAGTATTTTATGTGGTCACCGTGGAAAAGAAGATCAAGAAAAAGCCTACAGAACAGGGAAATCCAAGTTAAACTTCCCGGCATCTAAGCATAATGTACGCCCAAGTAACGCCGTGGATGTGGTTCCATATCCGATTGATTGGGATGATATTGATCGATTTAAGAACTTTATGAAGCTGATTAAACTAACGGCTAAAAACCTTAAAATCGAAATTGAATGTGGTGGAGAATGGACTTCTATTATCGACTATCCGCATTATCAGTTAAAGGAGGATTAAAATGTTTGGATGGATTAAATCTATATTTTCAGATTCAGCAGCAAAAGTAACAAGCTCTATTATGGGCGGCCTAGACAGCCTATTTACAAGTGACGAAGAGAGACTCGCAGCTAAGGCTATTGTTCAAGAACAGATGAATAATTTTATTTTGAACGTAATGAATATCGTTCTTAAGGAAATGGAGGTCCAGGCTTCTGTAATTAAAACAGAAATGCAAGGGTCCTGGATGCAAAAGAATTGGCGACCTATATTGATGTTTATATTTATGGCTGTTATTACAAATAATTATATCTTAGCCCCCTACCTAATGGCTTTATTTGATTGGTCTGTCGAGTTAGAAATACCACCCGAAATGTGGGGATTATTAAAGCTTGGAATCGGTGGTTACGTCGTGGGTAGGTCTGTTGAGAGTGGGATTAAACATTGGAAAGGGGATAAATAATGAGTGACGAAAAAAAAACACATTACAGAAAAGCTTTTAACTCTCCATACCTAAGCAGCGGCGATATCGTTGAGCCTACAATATTAACGATTGAACGGGCAGAGCTATTGCCAGACAAAACAAAAAGGACAAAAGATAATTTTAATACAATCTTTTTTGTTGAAAAAGAAATCAGGCCAGGGGAAGACCTCAAACCAATGATTTTAAATGCGACAAATTCAAGGACCATGAAAGACTTAACAGGGTCGCCATTCTTAAACGATTGGAATGGTACCAATATCACGGTATATGTAGACACGAATGTAAAGATGATGGGTGATACTGTTGAGGGTTTACGAATAAGTAAAGAAGCACCAAGGATGCAGAAACCAGAATTAATTAAAGGCTCTGAAGAATGGGGCCGGGCGGTTGATTCTTATATTGAAAACAAAAACCTTGATTTAATTAAAAAACACCGGTCAATTAGCCAGGAAGCTGAAAAAGCCTTAAAAGAAGAGGCCGAAAATGTGGCTTAATATTAAACAAAATGAAGACGAGTGGTTGGATTTGCGGGCTGGAAAGGTTACCGGATCGGAAGTAAGTAAAGTCATGGCTCACTACGGAAAGGACTTTGGAGATCCAGCTAAAAAACTGGCAATTACCATAGCAGTGGAGAGGATAACAAAAAAAAGAGCCGCAACAAACAACTATACCAACAAACACATGGACAGAGGGCATGAGGAAGAACCAATCGCCAGGATGTTATATGAAGAGATGTATTTCACCAAAGTTATTAATGGCGGGTTTTATGATAACGGTAAAACCGGTTGTTCTCCTGATGGGCTGATTGGGAACGACGGATTGATAGAAATTAAGTCAGTTATTACCACCACCCACTATGCAACTATAGAACGTGGTGGGTTTGATCCTGCTTATAAATGGCAATTGTTTTTTAATCTTGGAGAATCGGGACGAAAATGGATTGATTTTATTTCTTATTGTTCATCTTATCCCAAGGCAACAAATCTTTATGTTTACCGAATAGAAAAATCTACCATTGAAAAAGAACTTGAAATGATTGATTCCAGGTTAGTATTGTTTGAAAATATGATAAAAGAAATTAAAGTTAAAATAAGGGAGAAATAAATGGCAGGATTAAATAAAGCGAGTTTAATAGGTCACTTAGGCAAAGACCCGGAGACAACATACAGCAAGTCCGACATGGCTATAACTAAATTCAGTTTAGCTACAACAGAAACCGTAAAGAAAGAAAAGGTCACCACTTGGCACAACATAGTTACATTTGGTAAGCTGGCTGAGATTTGCAAGGATTTTTTAAAAAAGGGCAAGCAAGTATACATAGAGGGGCGAATTCAGAATGGATCATACGAGAACAAGGACGGCGTTAGGGTGTACACGTCAGAAATCATAGCCCATACTATGCTAATGCTCGGATCGTCCAGTGAGCGGCCTGTGAGTGAGCCTAAAATAGATTCTTCAAAGGGCGCAGAAGTGTGTAACGAAACAATTCCGTTTTAAGGGGGAATATGCCAACACCACAACAAGTAATGGATGGAATGAGCCAGAAAAACCAACTGCTCACCAGTAAGAATACTGAATATACAGAACTATCTGAGAAGTACGCATCTGCAAAACGAGATTATAATATTGGATACGCAAAGAAGGTCATAGAACTTAAGACCGCTGGCAATCCAACCACAATCATTAAAGAACTCGTAAAAGGTGATAAGATTATTGCTAATCTCGGGTACCAAATGGATGTATCCGAAGGTGTTATGAAAGCGTGTAGGGAGTCAATGTCAGATATTAGGGCGGCGTTGGATTCTTATAGGTCTTTGCTTACGTGGATGAGGGCTGAACTTCAGAGTCAGTAGGTGAATATGTATAACTTCATATACAACAGAATACCAATAGAAGAACGAAAAGAAATAGAGGCTGAGTATTATTCTGATAACCAGATATGCCGCAAGTGTGAGAATCGTGGGTGGTATTGGGAGTGGGAAGAAGGGTATAAGAGGCGAGAACCTTGTGAATGTAAAGACTAACTAACGAAATTAGAAACTAAGAATTAGTGCGCTCCATAACTGACTGTAACCATCAACAGAAAGGAACCGTAGGAACCCTGAATTAAATTTAATTAACCTAAACAGGGGCGCACTATAATTTAAAGGAGATTTGAATGAAAACATTAAAAGAATTTAACGAAAGAATGTTGCAATCATTTGGAGGGAACGCCCCCATACGAAATGGTATATCTTGCCCAAAATGTAAGAGTGAGCTGTTTGATTCTCGCCCAAGCATTACACTTTCAAGCAACCCGCCACGAAAAAACATTCATTGCCAATGTGGGTATGAAGGATATCGGTACGCATAGCTATTGGTTGTCTTTAACCTCTATTATTGTCAAACGCCTTTCGTGGTCATCAAGCCGTACTTCGTGCACACCAATAATTTCAGTGTGTCTTATCACGGTTTGATTTGTTAATTTAAGCTGTATATAAATACCGATTGCTGTCGGAACTAAAATTAAAATACCACCAGCGATCACAGTTTGTAGTATTGCCTTATACATATTTTTACCCTTTGCTGTCATGTCCATTCCTCATTTTAGCCTTGTTTGAACGATGGATCAGGTCAGACTCTATTATTTATTCTGTTTAAAATACTGAACCCAATTGTCTCCTTAAAAACTTTAAAACAACTGTTAAAAATTATATTACACTTCGTGAATTCCAAATTATATATTTCCTTTTTCCTATCAGAGATTTTTACATTTGTATCTATGTTTATTCTATTGCTCACGTCTCTTAATAAAAATACATGAATTTTCTTATCTCTTTTTTTAAATCCATAAACTATCCCATCTACATACAAAACCACACTACAATATGGTGTTGTTGGTTTGAACATTCCAAGGAACAATTCTTTAAATGTTTTTGGTAGTTCTAAACAGATAAATATATTCTCACTATTTAACGGATCTGATTTAAGATGGCAATTTCTGGTAAGCCTCCAGATATATGCATAAATACTTGTCACAAATCCAGGAATAAAAATAGTCTCCACTGCCCACTCCGACCACCCACCATCTCTATATGATGCAAATCTATTCATAAATCCATCGGTACCCCAGGCAGATACAAGATTGATAGTAGGATTCTGAGCATGAATATAAAATATCAACGCTATTGATTGGTAGGCCAAAAGATATATCAATAATATCTTAATCGTAATTCTCTCAAATGGAACTACCAATATGGCAACACAAAATAGATATATTATTTGTAAATGAAGCCCTATAGTATGGTATACCTGACACCACACAAAATCAGGAGCGGCGGAAAATAACCTCCCGGTTATCCATGCCACCGGGAGGTAGAACGCTATGATTATCTCATGGTGATATTTTGTTAAAAAATCTTTCATCCACCGCCACATTGAATACTTACCATATCGTCAATTACTTTTTTTGCTCTCTTCGCCAATTCCGGATTAAGCTTTTCTATATCTCTCAACACAGATTCGGCTTCGGTTACTGCTTGTTCTTTTTTCTTAATGTTCTCTTTTGCTTTTTTAAATCCCATTTTTTCTCCTTTCTGTTATAGATCTATAACGGTAAAAGTAGTCCCAGAACCGTGACCCTGAATACCAATATTAACTGTGATCGTTGTTGCCACATCGTCTATATCGGCCCCTGCTGCATCCTTTGCAACAGAAAATGTCAAATCATTCCCCGACCGGGAAACATAAACATCTAACGTGACACTATCATCATACCCGGCTCCGATTTCAGTGAGTTGTTGATTTTCTGCATAACTATTAAGTGCATATGTATGCAAAGAAAATTCATCAGGTGTTTCATTCCTTGCTGCAAGTGTAACCATCCCCGAAAACATGGCACTTCCAGAGGTAATTTTGAAGAATGGAACTGCGGCCCCATTTCCTACTGTCGAAATTGACCTGTTATAAAAAGTTAAATTAGACCCACATTTAAGATGACCTGTAGCATCTATATTTTTAACAATTCTAATATCTCCATCTTCATCAAGTCTAAAAATGTCAGTCCCATCATTTTCTTCAAGTGCTAAAATTGGCCCTTCGCCATTACTGGCAATAGAAATTTTATATGAATCGTCAGTGTCCCATTCGTCATCTGTTCCACCGGCTAATGTAGCCGTAATGGTTGTCTGAGTATTTGAAATAATAGTACCAGAAGATCCATCAGTTAAATTTCTCACCGATAATCCTTCTAAGCCGTTTACGGTCCAGCTTTCAGTTGCATCCACCAACACAGCCGCACTATTCGCCCCGGTGTGTGTCCCTGTGTCACCGATTTGCATTGTATGCAGAATACCGCCATATTCCCAAAATGTAGTTTTTGGTCTTTCTTGAGAAAGGTCGTTCATTATTATAGAAAAATTATTTGATTTTGCCGCTGGTGTTCCGTCGACATCACGAACATAACGCATCTGAACCCGTCCTGTCGTGTCGTCATTGCCTGTATCGGTTCTAATAAGAAATGAGGCCATATTATCGCCACCACTTCTTTCTGACTGTGAGCTTTGCAAACAAAGGACCGGATGCCTTGAACCTTTAATTACGATATCGTCAACCTTGGATCCATTTTTCGACAACCCTTTAAGTTGAATTACTATATTTCCTGCTGAATCTCCATCGTTTGGAGCAGCAAAAAGCCCGGACATATCAAGAATTGATTGATTCCATTTTAAATTTTGCTGTAATGGTGCCGAATTAACACCAGAATCATAAGCCATTCCAGGAGGTATAATAATCATACCTCTGTTT